GGATTGTTGAAGATAACTGGAAGCCAACGACAGAGCAATGGCTCGTCATTTGTAAGGGGCTTGAGGCTTCGTAAAGATAAGCAACAGTGATCAGCCAGGGGCCAGCGCTCCTGGCCTTTTGCTGTATTGTTAGGGAGTTCAGGAGGCGAGCGCTTCCACCACAAACCAAGAATCATGAACATTTCCGTTGATCAATTTTGGGTTGTTGCTGACCTTGTGGTAAATGGCACCAACGCAGAACGCTCCCAAGCAATATCTGAATTTTCAGGAAATCCAGTTTTGCTCCAGCAATTTTGTCGCGCTATTAAAACTAACGGCAGTCGCTCTGATTGCCCTGAATGGCTAGTTAAATCGCTGGAATCCAAGATTTGTGGGTAATCCCCACGCGACCATCACCTACCACCCATAAATCACCCCATGCGCGACTCCAACCTGTTGACGCCTGCTGGCCGCGAAATTGCCAATGAAATTTGCGTTTCCAACAACAAGATCAGCATTGAGCGTTTGTTTAACCTGCTTGGCAAAATGACTTATTCAATTCGACCAGCCATTAAACCAATCCCTGTCACTGAAAGGATGCCTGAAGCATCAGATTGCATAGGAAGGCCAACTGAACATGCCGATGCGGGTTTCTGTTGGGTGTGGACGCATTCTTATCAGCGTTGGACTTTAAGAGCCGTGTTTTTTCCGCGTCCTTATCCCACCCCGCCGCATGTGACAATTCCAGAGGCATGTTCTCATTGGTTGCCTCATTGGGCAATTCCACTAATTATTGACGACTCAGTATTTATTGCTCCCAACTAACTCCCGCTCGGCCCGCTAGAGCCCACGCTTTAGCATTGGCCGCCTGATCCATAAGCAAAGATCATCATTCCAAGGGCTGGCGACAGCCCCCTTTTGCCTTATTGTTAGCTCAACGGGCCGAGAGGTCCACCACCTGTTTCAAACCATGACCACTGCTTTTGTTGTCGGCAACACTTACTATGGCAGCCTTGCTTGCGCTCATAGTTCCTTCCCTGTGGTGTGCGTGAAGCGCACAGAGAAGAGCGTGTGGTTTGAGCATGCCAACAGCGAAGCTTACAAGCCTGCACGAGCTAAAGCCCACAAATGGACAGATGGTAGCGAAAGCGCTAACTTTCACAATTGGTATATATCTTCTGATTCAATTAAAGACAATGGGTGGGATATGCAATTGGTTTGATTCATTAGCTTGATTCTTTATTCCCATTGCTTCTTCATCATGACAACCGTCCCCACGATCCACCTCAACGGCACTGGCAAAGATACTCTGACGGCAGAGTATTACGCTGCCTATAAAGCAATCAAGGAAAGCATCAATACACTTCTCAATGCAACCTTGAACGGGAGAGATTTCTATCCACAAGGTAGCGATGCTTTTTATAAAGCTCGTGAAGAACGTCAGGATGCACTTAGCAAGCTGCATCAAGTAAAGAGCTACATTGAAGAGATGATCACTGGCATTACAGAACAATGAAAGGAGACATCCTTGGTGCCATTCTTAAGCAAAAGCTTGACACTCCGCTTTCGCCAGAAGAACAAACAGCGCTTAATCGCTATTTAATGTTTGGAGAGGATGATGAAGCCTTTCCTGATGAAGATGAATGGTCCTCTATTGTTGATTGATTGTTATTCCCTTTTCCCCATTGCTTCTTCATCATGACCTGCTCCCCATTTCCTCATTTGTCCATCGACTACACCAGCCCATGGAACGTGCGCTACTGGGCCAAAGACTACGCTCTGGAGGCCATGCAGCAGGTGACAAGCAGCCTCTGGCCTGCTGGTAGCCTGGAAGTCAGGCACTGCTCAGTATCGCCTACACACTGGCGTGTGGTGCCCGTCAACCATTCAGGCTTCCAGCAGCGAAGCGCTTTATGAACAATTGTTACAAACGCCAGGATCAGGGCCACTAGCGCATATATTGGTTTCAACGGGGGCGAGAGCTTCCTCCTTCCTCAAAGCCATGACCTCCTTCAACCCCCAAATTGGTGATCAGTGCAACTGGGCAATCTGGACTGATGTGGAGCCCTGCACTGTCATTGCTCGCACTCCTAAAAGCTGCAAGGTGAGAGTGAACAAGACCGAAGTGGCCAAGCCGCCCAAAATGGAGCCTGGTGGTTTTGCAGGAGTGGTGCTAGAGCCTACCGAATGGCGCATCCTTGACGATCTAGAAGCACCCGTCTACACTTTCACGCTTAGAGCCTCTGGCCTATGGAAGCTGCAACACAGTGGTAGCCGCGAAAGGGGCAACGTGCTCCGCGCTGGTCATCGCAAGGTGTACGACTACGGCTTCTAGGCTTTGCAAACAATTGTTACAGGCCTCGCTTTCAGGGGCCTCCAGCATGTACGTTGGTTTCAACGAGGCAAAAGCCTTTCCCTTTCAAAACCATGACTGACTTTAGCATTCTCCAGTACGCTTCCACCATCTACCGCAACAAGGATGCAGCCGAAGCCACTTTAGCTGTGGCCATCGAGACCGCTTGCCCTGGCGAAACTTTTGATTTGTTTGATAATGGTCGTGGATTTGTGATTCGCATGTTTGAAGATGGAGAGTTTGTGCAGACCATATAGCCTTTCGCATTGCTGCCAAACGCTTTGTGAAGTTTGGTTACAGGCCCCGGAAACGGGGCCTCCAGCATATATATTGGTTTCAACGGGGGCGAGAGCTTCCTCCTTTCCTTAAAAATCATGGCTTTCTGTCTTTCCACTCTTCCTGCTGTTGATCGTTGCATTGTTTCAGCGCCTCGCAATTGCAACAAAGTAGAGTCCGTTGTGCATGATTTTGGCTCAGTTGTTGATTGCTCTGCCACTAACTTCCACGGCAAGTTAGTGCTTAATGCTATCAAGATAGGCAATGATTGCTTTGATGTGACTGTCGTAAATCACAATCACATGGGCGGCAGGTTAGTCAAAGGAAAAACCATTCGCTTCACCACTACTGGCACATGGGTGGGAGAATGGTTGAAAGCCGTTGGAGCTAAAGACTCTCTGTAAAGTTTTGTTACAGGCCCCGGAAACGGGGCCGCCAGTCTGTATAGTAGTTTCAACGAGGCGCGAGCTTCCCCCTTCTTCAAAATCATGACTTTTGAAACATTGACAGCCAAGTGTGTTGACGATTCTGTCAATACTTGTGATTGCTGTGGGCGCACTGATCTAAAGGCTACTGTATTGATGGTTAGTGATACTGGGGCCGAATTTCATTTTGGTCGTGTATGCGCTGCACGCAATTCTGGTAAAACCAGTCAGCAACTAACCAGGGAAATGCGGGCTGATCGTGATGCTGCTCGGGGGCGAGCCGGTAATCAATTGATGGACATTCGGCGGCAAGGTGTCCCTATCACCAGACAAGTAGTCTTGGACGTGTGCAATGGGCAAAAAGTCCATGCGGAGTGCCTTTCTATAATGCTTCGCGTTTGGGTGAGAGCATGAACGTTCCCAACCACCAGCACAACAGCGGCAAGCCTCCCAAGCGGAGGCTCAAGCCACAAGCACTGAGGGCCGCCAAGGCCCGCCGTAAAGCCCTCCTCCTTTCCCTTCCTATTGCTCTCCTGAAATGACTGCTCTCGCTTACGTTCGCACTCGCACTGACCATGGTCCTTACTTCGACCCTACCAAGGGCAAGTATCAATGCAGCACGCTAAGAGATGTCATCTTTCACACTAGGCTTGCAATGGAAGATGGCGAAGATTGCATAGGCGTTTTTCACGGTGAAGAATGCAAGGGCATTTGGTGTAAAGAATGGGACGCTGAGCCTGATGGCGAAGGTGGCATGAAACGCAGTGGAGAATGGTATGCTTTCTATCGTGCTTCTGAAAAGAACCACGCCCTCCTCTCTGGTCAATTCTGAAATCCTTTTTTCCCATTGCATTTATCATCATGAACAGCGCATTGTCTGATTTGACTCCCGCCCAGCAAAAAGTTTTTGATGAATGGCAAGAAGCACAAAAAGCTTATGTTGAAATTGATCGCTTGTGGGGCGAAGCAGACAAAGCCCTTGAGAAGGCTCGTTGGAATTGTCGTACAGAAAATATTCCCTCAGAATGCTTTGTGGCTGTATATCAAGGAGAATTGTGATGTCAGGCGGAGCGCTAGGCGACTATTCCTACCATCGGATCAATGACTTTATTGTTGATCTTCGCAATGAAATTGATTTCAATGGGACGGAAGATGAATGGGGCGGTTGCCACAACTATTCTCCGACAACCATTGCATTCTTGAAGAAACAACTTAAGCAAATGGAGAAGATGGCTACAATGATGCGTCACATTGACTTGCTTTATTCTGGTGACCATGGCGAAGATTGCTTCAGGAAAATTGTTGGCCTCAAGAAGGAGGAAGCATGATTCTCGTCGATTGGTTCAATGCTGAATGTTGCAGGGGCACAGAACTCATTGAAGGCTGGTACTGGCATGAAGACGATGGGGAAGGCATTGGCGGGCCTTACGACAGCGAAGAAGCCGCTTGTGAGGCGGCTCAAGAGGGGAAAGGCTGGTGAAATTTTGGAACTTAACGGAAAGCGGTAATACTGGGGACTTGCTGGAAAGCGGTAATACGGGCAAAATGCCACAGGCCGAAAAAAATTGGGACTTACCAGGATGCGGTAATAGGGCAAATTACTTATACACCGACTTTTTCGCGGATTTTGTTATTTTTTGCATTTTTTGCAAAATATTATTTTTGCAAAATCTACAAAATAACATTTTGCAAAATCTACAAAATAACATTTTGCAAAATCTACAAAATAACATTTTGCAAAATCTACAAAATAACATTTTGCAAAATCTACAAAATAAC